AATCGGTATCCAGAAAATCAGCAATTTGTATCAACATGAGCCAGCAAATCCAGACCTTTTCTGTATCGGCTCCAGGCTTTTTTGGACTCAATACACAAGACTCTCCGCTTGATTTAGCGGCTGGATATGCTGCGATTGCCACAAACTGCGTGATTGACCAGTACGGGCGCATTGGCTCTCGCAAGGGTTGGTCACGGGTAAATACATCCTCTGGCAACTTGGGGGCCAACAATGTTGGTGTCATCCATGAGTTGGTGCAGACTGATGGCACTTTGACTGTTTTGTTTGCTGGAAACAACAAGCTGTTTAAACTGAGTGGCGCTACTGTTACTGAGTTGACCTATGGGGGGGGAGGTACTGGCCCCACCATTACTGCAAGCAACTGGCATTGTGCTTCTCTGAATGGAATCACATATTTCTTTCAGACGGGTTATGACCCGCTGATATATGACCCTGCTGTAAGTACCACCACATACCGCCGTGTTAGCGAAAAAAGTGGTTATGTTGCTACTGCTCCACAAACCAACATTGTTATCTCTGCCTATGGTCGCTTGTGGACTGCTAGTAGTACTGCTGACACTGTAACTGTCTACTTCTCTGACTTGCTTGCAGGACACATCTGGTCAACAGGAACTGCTGGTTCTTTGGACATTTCACGGGTGTGGCCCAATGGGTCTGATGAGATTACAGGCTTAGCTGCACACAATGGATTCTTGTTTATCTTTGGCAAGCGTCAAGTATTGATTTATGCAAATGCAACTACCCCATCAAGTCTGTCTCTGAGCGACACCATCAGCAACATTGGTTGCATTGCAAGGGACTCTATTGCCAACACAGGCAGTGATGTGGTTTTCTTGTCAAACAGTGGTGTTCGGTCATTGCTCAGAACTATTCAAGAGAAGTCTGCTCCTTTGCGGGACTTGTCTAAGAATGTGCGTGATGACTTGATGATGATTGTGAATGCTGAGACATTGGCAAACATCAAGGCAGTCTATTCAGAGTCAAATGCTTTTTACCTGATTAACTTCCCACTTGCCACACAGACCTACTGCTTTGACACCAAGGCGGCATTGCAAGATGGTTCTTCACGGGTAACTGTGTGGGATTCCATCACACCAACTGCTTTCCTTGCTAAACGCAATGGAGACTTGTTGATTGGCAAGAATGGTTATGTAGGTAAGTATGGAACCTATCTTGACCATGCAAGCACCTATCGATTGCAGTATTTCACCACCTATGCTGACTTGGGACAGCCCAATGTCACTTCTATCCTGAAGCGCATTGCTGTGGTGGTGATTGGTGGCTCAAGCCAAGGCTTCATCATCAAATGGGGATATGACTTCTCTGGTCAGTATTACTCCACCACATTGCAAATTCCTCAGTCTACTGTTGCTGAATATGGTACTGCTGAGTATGGGGCGAATGGTGTTCCTGTTGCTTACTACTCAGATGGCATTTCTTTGCAAACTTTGGTTGGTCAAACATCAGGTTCTGGCAAGACTGTGCAGACAGGTTATGAAGTGCAGATCAATGGGTATCCTGTGAGCATTCAAAAGATTGAAATTCAAGCCAAGAATGGCAAACTGGTTTAAGGAAGAAACATGGCAAATTACACCAAAACCACCAACTTTGCGGCTAAAGATGCTTTGTCGCCAGGAAATGCCGGAAAGATTGTTAAGGGAACTGAGATTGATACTGAGTTCACCAACATTCAGACTGCCATTGCAACCAAGGTAGATGGAACCTTCACCAACTTCAGCTTTGTTGAGAGTGGTGTTAATCTGCTTATTCGTCACTCAGGAACAGATGTGATGAAGATTGACAGTTCAGGTAACTTGACTGTGTTGGGCAACATTGTGGCTAACGGCACTGTGTAATGGCTCAATCCATACAAACCTCAAAGTTTGGAACGCTAGATACCAGCGGGAGAGTACCTGTCTATCTTGCGGGCAAAGCAGGTGATGCAGCCCCATTAAACATGGGGCTAAATTTTGATGTTGGCGGGAAGTCGTACATATTTATCCCCGAAGACAGAATTACAAAAGGCGCAACATCTGGAGATCAAGGTAGAGCGTATGTAGGATTTCTTAATCCTGATTTACTTTCTTCTTTAAAAAACAATTCTGAATATGTAGACATTGCCGGGACTGAGTTTGGTTCGTTTGATATTGGGAAATTTATTTCTGATCAAATGGGAGGATCAACAAAGGGTTTTCTTGCGCCGTCTGCTATTGCAGAACCAATTTTAAGTGCTGGTGCAGCAGAATTTAACCCACAATTAACTGGGCCTCTTAAAGGCATTGGTAACTACCAAGGCAAACCAGTTTATTATGGTGACAATGGTTACGTTGAGCCATCTGGAAAATATAACTATCGTCAAGCAACTGGGCGAGAAATTATTGGCTACACATACAGCAGCGGCGGTGGATTGCTTGCTGGTCTTGGCAGAGAGATAGTAAAAGCTGGCCCAATACTTCCACTGGCATTGGATGTTATTGGTGCGGCTTATGGTTTGCCTGGAATTGGTACTGCTGTTGCTGGTGGCATTACTGCTGGTGCAATTGCCAGTGGTGATGAAAAGACTGCAACAAATTATGCGGCTCAATATGCTGCTGGTCAACTAGGAGTTGGCTCTGCTGTTGCTGGTGCAACTGGTTCCACTGTTGCTGGACAAGTTGCTCAAGGAACTGCGGGTGGATTGCTTGCTGGAAAGACTCCAGAACAGGCTGTTACTGATGCTGTCAAAGGCGTTGCACTTGATTCACTTAGACCAGATACAGGCGCAACTGTTCCCACTGAACAACAGGCTCTTGCTGGACAACAAAACTTGCAGAATCAGTTGGCTCCTTATGAGTCAACAATTCCACCAAGCACGACTGCATTTGATACAACAACAGACATTTCAGACACATCTGGGTTTGATATACCCACACCACTACCGCAAACACCGATTACTGGAAATACTGGAGGAAATATGGCAACCTATGATGAAGAGATGAATGCTCCTGCGACTGAGTTACAGGACACCACTCCTTACAACTATTCTCCTGAAGAGCAGCAATTGATTTATCAGTTGGCTCAAGAGGCTGGTGGTACTCAAAACATCAGTGATGCGTATGCCGCACTTACTCAAGCCGCACAGCAAACAGCAAATCAATCTGGGTTAACAGTTGGAAATGTATTGAAGTTTTTTCAATCTAATCCAAACCTAACAAAAGGATTGATTGGTGCTGGTATTAGTGGTGCTGGTGGTTTGTTGACCAACCAAGCCAATGTAGAGGCGGCAAGAATCTCTGCTCAAGCAATGCGGGATGCGGCGGCAACAGCGGCAGAAGCACAGAAGTTTCGTCCTGTTGGCGTCACCACTCGCTTTGGTGCATCACAGTTTGGTTTTGATCCTACAACTGGTCAATTGACAAGTGCTGGTTATCAGTTAACACCAGAACTCAAGGCGATGCAAGACCGCATCATGGCTTTGTCTGGTCAAGGCTTGACTGAGGCAGAGCAAGCGGCTGGTCGATATGCTCCTTTGACTGCTGGCGCACAAGGCTTGTTTGGCTTGGGTCAGCAGTATCTGGCTCAGTCTCCTGAACAGGTTGCCGCTGACTACATGGCTAAACAACAAAACTTGTTGGCCCCTAGCCGTGAGCGTCAGTTTGCTCAGTTGCAAAACCAGTTGTTCAATACTGGTCGTGGTGGCTTGTCTGTGGGTGCTACTGGTATGCGTCCAAGTGGTGCTGGTGGTTTGGGTGCGGCATCTCCTGAAATGGAAGCCTATTACAACGCATTGGCCCAACAAGATGCGGCATTGGCGGCACAGGCAACTCAAGCTGGTCAACAACAGGTTCAGTTTGGCGCTGGTTTGATAGGCTCTGGTGCTAACTTGCTTGGAAGCTACACACAAGGCTTGACGGGCGCTTACTCGCCATTCAGCACTGGAATTGGCGTAGGTTCATCGCTAGAGTCTTTGGGTCAAGCACCTTTGGATATTGGCGCACAGTTAGGTGGCAGGTCTGCCCAGGCTGGTGCTAATGTTGGGCAATCATTGCTCCAAGGTGGTATTTTGGGTGCTAGAACGACTCAGGCGGCATCTGGTGTTAGTCCTTTTGGAACCGCATTGACAGGCTTGGCAAATAGCCCTGAAGCGCAACAAGCATTGGCACAGTGGTTAAATAGTGGCGCAGGTTATGGAACCAATACCCGCCAACTTGATACAAACGCTAATTTCTAAGGATAAATCATGGCAACAGAAATTGTTGGAAGTTTGTTTGGGGTAACTCCTGAGTTGTATCAAGAACAGCGTGACTTGATGCGTCAAAAGCAAGCAATGGCATTTGCTCAACAAGACCCACGCACACAGGCGACCTATGCTTTTGGTCGTGCTGGTCAACAGTTGGGTCAAGCCTTTGGTGGTCTGATGGGTGTAGAAGACCCTCAGATGCGTCTGATTAGCCAACGCAATGCCCTGGCTCGACAGTTTGATGTAAGCACTCCAGAGGGTCTTGCTCAATATGGAAAGGCTTTGCAACAAGCTGGAGACACTCAAGGTGCATTGGGCGCAATAAGTATTGGTCGCCAGATGACTCAAGAAATGGCTCTAACTGGTCAAAGACAAGCCGCAGAAAGAGCATCCTTAGCTACTGCCGCTAAAACAGAGTTGTCTATTGAACAAGAAAGAAAGCTGCGGGATGAATTGTCTCGTTTGCCAACCAATGCCACAGAAGAGCAAATTCTTGGAGTGGTAACTAAGTATGGCTCTCCAGACAAGGTTCTTGCTGTATTGCAAGGTACTGCTGACAAAGCTGCCGCCAATCAAGCACGAATTGATGCGGCTAATGCGGCTAATCAAGCACGACTTGATGCGGCTAAAGTTGCTGCTGACGCACGAATTGAAGCCGCCAAGTTAGCTGGTGCTACTGCTTTGCAAATTGCTCAGTTAAGGGCAGACAGCGCAAGAGAGTTGAGACAGTTGGCAACATCCCTTAAAGGGCCAAAAGTGCTTGCTCCTTCATTGCAAAAAGAAGAAGACAAAGAACTTGAGTTGGTTGACTCTTTGGCAGCAAGGGAGACTTCATTAGCTCCTGCCATTGCATCTTTGACTATTGATCCAAAGACTAATAAAGCGCCATTAGAGTTAGGGCCAGTTAATAACTTAAGGTATTTGGCTCAAAACGCTGCTGGAAATTCTACTGATGAAAGTAGAGCATACGCATCTTTGCAAAGGGCTGTTCAAGAAGCCACCAACCTTAAGACTGATGCGGCTAAAGGAGTTCAAACTGACAAGGATGTATTGCGCTTTGCAAATGAACTTATTGCCGCTTTTGGTGGGAATGATACAAAAACAAGTTTAGAAGCATTAAATAACTTTGTTAAAGCAACAGGAAAAGCCAAAGAAAATGCTCAGAAACGCATTGATAGTCGCCGCAGATCGCAAGGTGTAGAGCCGTATTACGGCCCTGCCACTGGTACTGCACAAAACCCAATCAAACTGGATTAAAGGTAAGCATCATGTCAACTGTTTATGAATACAAGGGCGTATCCTACGAATTACCTGATGGGTTGTCTAATGAAGATGCGTTAGCCAAAATTAAAGCAAGTTTGGGTGGTGAACCTTCTGCCCAACCAGTTCAACAGCCAACAGTTTCTGCTGACACAGGCACAGGGCCATCTATTCCACAACAATTATCAAGACAAGCTGGTTTGGCTGGTAGAGCAATCTATGAAGGATTTACTGCGCCTGCAACCACTGTTCTTGAAGGTGTAAAAGGTGCTTACAACTTGGGTTCTGCATTGCTTGGCTCTGAGAGTCGTATGCCAAGTGCGGCAAGAGCGCAAAGCCAAATGCTCACGCAAGCTGGTGTGCCAGAGCCACAAACAATGGCAGAACGGGCGGCACAAGCTGGTATGCAAGGATTGGTTGGTGGCGCTACTGCGGCAACAATATTGCCTGGAACTATTTTTGGTCAAGATTTAGTTCGTCAGTTGACGGCATCCGCAGTTGCTCCGGCAGTTGCTCAACCAGTTGCAGAAGTAACAAAAGAAATAACTGGAAGCGATTTGGCGGCTACTGTTGCTGGCATTGGCGTTGGTATGTTGACTGGTTCTGGTGCGGCTAATTTTGCTGGAAAACTTGCTGAAGGGAAGCAACCTGTTTTAACAATGCAAGATGTTAAACAACGGGCTGGTAGAGCCTACACAAAAGTTGATGACTTAGGCATTGTTTTGTCAGACCAAGGCGCAAAAGACTTGCTTGGCAAAGTCTCTACTGACTTAAATGCAGCCAGATATTTACCAGAAAATGCTCCTGCTGTCCAAACAGTTTTGAACAAATACGAGTCGATTGTTGGCAAAGGTAATGTGTCGTTCAATGATGTTGACCAAATGCGTCAACTTGCTGGTGAT